AGTAAAATCAGTTGAGTTACCTAATTTTAGGAAAAATGTTACTGGTTCATTAACATCTGGAAGCCAGTATTTAACTGCTCCTGATGATTATTTATATCCATTTTCTTTGGCTGTTTTAGATAGTGACAGTGATTATAGTTATCTTTTAAATACAGACGTAAGTTTTATTAGAGAAGCGTATCCTTCTGCTTCAACAACTGGAGTTCCAAAACATTATGCACAGTTTGATGACAATTCTTTTATTGTTGGACCAACTCCAAATGCTAATTTAAATGTAGAGTTACATTATTATTATGTTCCAGAATCAATAACAGCAGCATCAAGTGGAACAACTTGGCTTGGAACAAATGCACCAGAGCTTTTGCTTTATGGAAGTTTAGTAGAAGCATATACTTTTATGAAGGGTGAGCCTGATATTCTTGCTAATTATGAAAAAAGATTTCAAGAGTCTTTACAAAAATTAACTTTATTATCAGATGGTTATAATAGAAAAGATGCTTATAGGGATGGGCAAAGAAAAATAGATGTTTGATAGTCCTAAAAAGGAAAACAAAGATAAAAATATTGCAATAGTTGGTATGGGCAAAAGCCAAATTGATTTTCATTTATCCCAAGTCCATAGTGTATCTTTTGATGAAGTTTGGGCAATAAATGCAATGATAGGTGTTTTGCCTCGTATAGATAGGGCATTTATATTAGACCCAATGGATCGTTTTTTAAATTCAGAAGATGCGGGTTCTATGACAGAAATGATGAGATTAGTTTTACCTACAGCATATTATCCTATTTATTCTTGTGAGTTAGATGAAAGAGTTCCTGCTGTTGAAGAATATCCATTAGAAGATATTGTAGAAAAACTAGGGTGTTCTTATTTTAACAATACAATTGCTTATTCGATTGCTTATGCTTTGTGGTTAAATGTCAAAAGCATTTCTATTTTTGGTGTAGATTTTACCTATAAAAGCAATATGCACTTTGCAGAATCTGGAAGGGCTTGTGTTGAGTTTTGGTTGTCTAAATGTATTGATGCTGGCATAAATGTCTCAATTGCCCCAACATCATCATTATTAGATACAGATATAGGCTTTAAAGACAAACTTTATGGTTATCATAGATTAGATGACCCAAAGGTTACTTATCAAAATGGCTCTGGAATAAAGGTTTGCAAGTTTTCTGAGGTTCAGATAGAAGAAAAGCTAAAGCCAGTTGGTAAAATAGACAGAAATGATATAGATTTAAATCCACCAGAGCCAGAAAAATACTAATGGAAACAGATTCTTTTACAATATCTATAGGAAATTTAGGGGTTAAGACAACTGAAAAGAGGGGTCATACTCCAGAAGAAGTTGCTGAGATGGCAACACAAAAGATTATTTCGGTAAGCGATACAGCACCACCGCAAATTAAAGCACAAGCACACGCTTTTAAAAATTTGTGCTACAAAATCATTGCTTATTATATGCATGAGGCGATTAAAAACCATATGTGTACTATAGGGAATCAATTAGAACAGCAAGGTCATAAGGACTTAGCTGAAATTATTAGGAGGCTATAATGGCTATAACACAAGCAATGTGTACTTCTTTCAAAAGTGAACTTCTGCAAGGCGTACATAACTTTAAAGCATCTGGAGGAAACTCTTTTAAACTTGCTTTGTATACTAGCTCTGCGACTATGAGTGCTGCTACTACAGCCTATAGCACAGGACAAGAAGCATCAGGAACGAACTATACTGCGGGTGGAGCAGCTTTAACAAACGTGAACCCGACAACATCAGGAACAACTGCGTACACCGATTTTGCTGATCTAACTTTTGGAACAGCTACTGTTACTGCGAGAGGTTGTATGATTTATAACGATACAGCATCAGGCGATCCAGCAGTTGCAGTGTTTGATTTTGGCGGAGACAAAACAAGTACAGCAGGTAGTTTTACAATATCTTTTCCAACCGCAGACGCAAGTAACGCTGTTATTAGAATAGCGTAAGGACAGCTAATGGCTGTCGGTTGGGGTCGTTCCACATGGGGTTCTGGCGCATGGGGTCAGCCTCACAATATGACTGTAAACCTTACGGGGGTTGCAGGAACTAGTGCTTTAGGAACAGAAACTGTTAGTTGTGATGCCAATGTTGCAGAGACAGGTGTTGCAGCCACTGGTGGTATTGGTAGTTTAACCGCTACTGGTACAGCCATTGTTACAGAAACAGGTGTCGTTGGAACAGGTGCAGTTAGCTCATTAACTGTAACAGGGCAAGCTAATGTTAGTGAAACAGGGGTATCGGCAACAGGAGCAGTAGATAGTTTAACTGCTACAGGCGTTGCAAATATATCTGTTACAGGATTAGCGGGAACTACAGCTTTAGGCGCAGAATCAGTTAGCGGAGATGCTAATGTCAGTGAAACAGGAGTAGCTGGTACTACTGCAATAGGCACAGTTGTTGCAAATGGTGTTGCTCTTGTTGGTGTTAGCGGTACAGCATCGACTGTTTCTCAAGGTGATGAGACAGTTACCTGTGATGCCAATGTTTATCCTACGGGATTAGCAGGAACAACATCGTTAGGCACTATAACCCTAACGACTAATAATATTATATCAGTCACTCAAGACGCTATAACAAGTGCGCTTGGTGATATAACAATAAATGCTCATTCAAATACTTCTATTACAGGAGTAGGTGCAACAGGAGCAATTACAAAATTACTTGTTTGGGGATTAGTTGATGATTCACAAACCCCAAATTGGTCAAATATTGATGATTCACAAACAGCAAGCTGGTCTGAAATTGATGATTCACAAACTCCAAATTGGTCAAATATTGATGATTCACAAACAAAAAATTATAGTAATATAGATACATCTCAAGATGCTGACTGGCAAGAGGTGGCTTAATATAGGAAAAAATTATGGCAACTTATGTAAACGATCTAAGACTTAAAGAAATCGCCACAGGCGATGAGTCTGGTACTTGGGGAACGAGTACCAATACAAATTTAGAATTGGTGGCGGAAGCATGGGGTAGTGGCTCAGAAGCCATCACAGGCACAACTCACACAATTACAATGGCAGATGGTGCTTCCGATGCAGCCAGAGCTTTTGTTCTGACGCTGACAGGATCAATCAGCGCTTTAAACACAGTAACGCTTGCTCCAAACACAGTTAATAAAACATGGGTGATTCAGAACTCTTCTGGATACGCAGTCTCGATTTCTCAGGGATCAGGCGCTAATGTTGTGATTCCGAATGGCGGAATCAAGATGATTGTTTGCGATGGCGCAGGAAGTGGCGCAGCAGTAACCGATGTATTAGACCTAACAGGTGGTACAGGCAATGTCGGACTGGGTTCTGGATCACTCGGCACAGCCATAACGACAGGAACGGATAACGTAGCGATAGGTGAAGCTGCCCTTGATGCAGTGACTACAGGATCGGACAATACGGCAGTTGGAGACAATGCTGGTGGGGCAATAACAACTGGTTCTACAAATGTAGCTGTTGGTTCAGCATCATTATTGGTTAACACTACAGGAGCCTCAAACGTAGCAGTGGGAGAAAGAAGTTTAGACGCTAACACCACAGGTAGTAACAATATAGCTATTGGTCAGTTGGCTTTGTCAGCAAACACAACCGCAGATAACAACACAGCTATTGGAAAAAGTGCTTTATTAGCAAACACCACAGGAACAGACAACGTAGCGGTTGGTGCTACAGCTTTAGACGCTAACACCACAGCAGACTATAACACAGCAATCGGTAGATCAGCTTTAACAGCAAACACCACAGGGCATTCTAATACAGCAGTGGGGAAAGATGCTGGACTGGCAGTCACTACTGGCGCTGGAAACACTTTAATAGGAAAAGATGCTGGACTTGACATCACTGAAGCCAACGCTAACACTTTTGTTGGTAGGCTTTCTGGTCAAAATACTACAACTGGTGGCTCAAACATAGCAATTGGTTATACGGCACTGAGCTTAAACACCACAGGAGACTATAACGTAGCTGTCGGTAGAGAAGCCTTGCAGAGCAATACCACTGCTAGTTACAATGTTGCGGTTGGCTATCAAGCACTGGAAGAAAACACCACAGGTGTAGACAATACGGCAGTCGGTGCCCAAGCATTAGATGCCAATACCACAGGCACAGACAACACCGCTATCGGTGATCACGCTATGGGTGGTAATACCACTGCCAGTTACAATACTGCTGTTGGAGCATCTGCTTTATTAGTTAGCAGTACTGGAGATTACAACACGGCTATTGGATATACTGCTTTAACAGCAAACACCGATGGCGGTGGAAACGTAGGTGTAGGTGGCTTAGCGCTTGAAGCTAACACAACAGGGTCATCGAATACCGCAGTGGGTAGAAGCGCTTTAAATGCAAACACTACCGCAGACAACAACACGGCAGTGGGTAGAAATGTCTTGTTATCAAATACCACAGGAACAGATAACGTAGCGGTAGGCGCTTATGCACTAGATGCGAACACCACAGGTAATGATAATACGGCTATCGGTGATGGCGCTTTGGGTGCTAATACTACCGCAAATTCTAACACCGCTTTAGGTTCATCAGCACTATTGGTTAATACAACAGGAGCTAAAAATATTGGTATTGGTATGCAAGCTCTAACAGATAACACAACTGCTGATGATAATATTGGTATTGGCTATAGAGCTTTATATGAAAACACCACAGGAACACAAAACATAGCTATAGGTTCTAGTGCTTTATTATCAGCGACCACAGCGAATTACAACACTGTGACTGGATATAATTCTGGAGATGCGATAACTACTGGAAGCGCAAACACTGCTTATGGTTGGGCATCAATGAGTGGTACAACTACAGGAACAAAAAACGTAGCTATAGGTGCAGAGGCTTTACAGGTAAGTACAACAGGAGATAATAACGTAGCTATTGGTTATCAAGCGCTTGAAGAAAATACAACAGGCGCGAGTAATATTGCTGCTGGTTCTAGGGCTTTAACAAACAATACCACAGCATCTAACAACACCGCAGTCGGTTATGATTCTTTATACGCTAACACCACAGGACACAGCAACGTAGCAGTGGGTAGAGATGCACTGGCATTAAATACGACAGCTAATTATAATACAGGAGTTGGTTATATATCTTTAGCAGCGAACTCTACAGGCACAGAAAATGCGGGTTTTGGTCGTGCCTCTTTAAACGCTAATACCACAGGTAGCTACAATACTGGACTAGGTACAAACTCTTTAGCTAATAATACCACAGCATCTAACAATACAGGTATAGGTAGTAATGCTTTAGCAGCAAACACCACAGGTGCATTAAACACGGCTGTTGGTACTACAGCGCTAGATGCAAACACAACCGCTTCTGAAAACACTGCAATAGGACACGCAGCATTAGGAGCCAACACCACTGGAGCTGAAAATACTACAGTGGGTGCATATAGTCTTGATGCAAATACCACAGGCGACTACAACACAGCTTTAGGAAGGTCAGCTTTAGGTTCAAGCACCACAGCCGATAGCAACACGGCAACTGGGTATTTATCTTTATTTTCAAACACCACAGGCGCAACCAATACGGCAGTGGGAAGAAGTGCCTTACAAAACAATACAACGGCTGCAAACAACACCGCAGTGGGTTCAAGTGCTTTATTTGCAAACACCACAGGAAAACAAAACGTAGCTATAGGTGCAGAGGCTTTAGACGCAAACACCACTGCTCAATACAACACAGCAGTCGGTTATCATGCTTTAACAACAAATACTACAGCGAGTGAAAACACGGCAGTTGGTCGAAGGGCGTTGTATTTAAATACAACTGGCTCTGACAACACGGCAGTTGGAATGAACTGCTTGGACTCAAACACCACTGGTATTGACAACACAGCCGTTGGAAATCGTGCGCTCGATTCATGCACAACAGGGGACTACAACGTAGCTATAGGTAAAAATGCATTAGGTCTTTCTACCACAGCATCTTACAACGTAGCAGTGGGTAACAACGCTTTAACAGCAAATACCACAGGTCAAGTTAATGTGGCAATGGGTTACGATGCTGGAAATTCAATTACCACAGGCAGTGATAACACCTGTCTAGGAACTGATGCTGGAAACGCTATTGTAACAGGAAGTTCTAACATATGTATTGGTTCAGGTTCTGATACCGCACACGATTCAGCATCTTCAATTACTATAGGACTATCTATTACAGGACAAGGCGATTACTTTAAATTTGGTAAAGCCAGTAATGTTGTTTCAAATCAATTTACTTCTAATGCAAATTGGTCACAATCTTCCGATGAAAGAATTAAACAAGATATTAACGATAATAATCTTGGTCTTAAATTCATTAATGATTTAAGGACTGTAACTTATCGTTGGAAACCTTCTAATGAAATACCACAAGAGTTTAATGACTACAGTGAAGAAAACCAAAAAGACACTGAAGTAGTTATGCACGGAATGTTGGCTCAAGAAGTAAAAGCAGCTTTAGACAAGGAAGGTATAGATACTTTTAATGGTTGGTCTGAAGACGATGATGGTATGCAAAATATTTCGAGAGAAATGTTTGTAATACCACTCATTAAAGCAATCCAAGAACTCTCGGCAGAAGTCGAGGAACTAAAATCTAAATCACACGATAAGTGTGACAAATAACGAGGAATAAAAAATGGCAACAGTAAGTGAAGTCTTAACAGCAGCTACAGACAGCGTAACTTTAATCAATGCAATCAACACAGATGCTTCTGCGGTAGATGCAGTTGAAGGTCTGACTCAAGCTGAAATAAATGCAGTGGTGCAACGTAATGTTGATCATCTAGAAATTATTTTAGAGTATGCGCCTGTTGATTCAGACGATGATACGCCAAATGTGAAAGGCTCTTCTTCCAGTAAGAAAACAACCTGTAGCACAGCGATCACCACTGGCAAAGCATATATTGCAGCGAACTAGGAGCAAACATGACTGAAGAAGCCGTAGTCTTTATAAACGACGAAGAGAAAAAAGTATCGGAGCTTTCCGATGAGCAAAGATACTTACACTCACAAATACTGGATTTGAGAAACAAAGAAGCCAGTCTTAAATTTCAACTAGACCAAGTGTCTGCCAGTATGTCAGTGTTTCAAAATGCTTTTATAGAGGCTTCTAAAGAAGTTGCTGAAGAAACCACCTAGGAGGCAGCATGAACGATATTTCAGATGTTGAATTTGAACTAAATACTCGCGTATCAAATGTGCATACGAGAATAGAAAAACACGAAGCGGTCTGTGCAGAACGATGGCTTGAAATGTTAAATCGTGT